ATCAACAACTGAACCAGTATTTGAAAGCACGGTACAGAAATTTGTTTTTGGAACATTTGTATCCATAACAATAATTAAATCCCTGACATTCAACATACTAGCAGAGTCATTAAAATAACCAGCAGAATTGACAGTTGCAATCGCATCTGTTGTTTGATAAATCCAGAGATTTACTCCACTAGCTCCACCAATTCGGTGTAATCCACTTGCACTATAAGCCATTTAAACCTCCTAACTGTTATTATCTAAGAGTTCATAAACACCATTGTCATCAATAACAACAGCACCCATAGACATCATAGATGTGGTTAAATGAGAAACTCTCTCTGGGACATAGTTTACTTCTGTTGATACATCAGCACCGATACCTAAACCAACGGCTGAAGTATGATAACATAAGTTCTTACCAGCAGTTACAGATGATGTACTAAACCACATAAATGATAGCCAGTTCTTAGCTGTCATACCACCAGCATATGGTAGTTGTGCATCTCCAATGTAATCTGCATTTGAGAACTCGTCTATAGTAAACAAATCAGCAAAACCTTTTGGGTGCATAGCACAGTATCTTTGTCCGTCTTCTGGAACATCTGCTGAACCAAAAGTTTCAAACAATGATAATACATCTGCTCTTTGCAATGCTGAACTTGTATCGTGTAACTGAGTAGAGTTAGCTCCAGAATCCATAGCTGTAACTAATATTTCATCAGTCTTTCTACCTAATGCACCAGCCGCGCTCATAGCGACAGCTTGTCTTTCATTGATGTTAGTCTTCAATTCATCTAACTTATCAATGTATTCTGGTGCATAATGGTCAGCCATTGTTGCTTCTACTGTTGAGTGTGTAAGCTCCATTGGAGTTACAATTCCGTTTCTGCTCTTTGTGTTAGCAGAACCTTTACCAAGTTTTTGAAAACGTACAGTATTACCCCTGACACTTCCTACTGTTCGTACAGTATTTCTAAGTTTAGAACCCATACGTTGGTAAGCCAAGTGAACTTCGCTTTCAAACTGTTTGATGAAGGCTGTATCTATGGTATTAGCCATATTACTTCTCCTTTAAACAATTAAAATTTAAGATACTTTCGTATCACCATATGATTATCTACTTCTTTTGTGTCAGCGAGGTTGCCTTTTTCAAGACCTCTACACTCTGAATTAGGTCACTTAATGTACTGTTGTCATACTTTTTTCTTTATTGCAACGAGAAAAGTATAACATTGGTATATTTTTTAAAGATATATATTCTTCTGCTACAGTAAATCCAAGCTTCTGAAGCCAACTTATTGTTTCTAAATGGTCGTGAGGAACTATATTCCATATTTTTGTATAGTCTGCTTGAAGCATATGCACTACTTTAATTGACGCTTTGTAAAAACTTTTCTTATGTTTATTTATTAAATCACTACCTAACGCCCAAACAATCGCATCATTGGTATCATCTATAGCAACTGTACCAAACATACACAAAGGTTCGCCATTAATTAAAGCAGTCATTGTCTTATGATTATCTTGTAATGGACAATGCAAAGCTTCGGTTGGGTCAGCTTCGTGCAACCATATCTCACGCATATCTGTTTTGCGTAATCGAGTATGCAGATAATCAGCATGTTCAATTATACTTGGTACAATCTCTATTGGACCAATGTTACTTATTTCCATACAATCTACCAAAGCCTTGATTAACTTGGTCTATAAAATTGTTATCACGCTCTTTTGGATTCCAGTAACGTGGGTCTTTCATCATTGTAAGTAACTCAGCTTCACCTTGCACACCAGCTAATTGTCCTTGTCCATTTATAGATGAACCTTTTAATTTATCCATAAGTATCTCTATGACTTCAATACCTTTAGCTGTAGAACCCAACATCTTTATTGCGTCCATATGTTCTTCACCAAAGTTTGCATTAGACCAAAGCTCTACTGCATTAACTCTATCTTGTGCATTATCTCCTAGCTGAGCAAACTCTGCTTCAATATCTGGCTGGCTTGCATTTAATGCTTTAACATACATATCAATACCAGTATTAAACTCTTCTTGGCTGTATCCATTTTCCCAAGCTTCATTAGACCACCATTGTAATAATTCATTTTCATTAGCTAGTTGTGGGTCAATAGATTCTGGAAGTTCATACTGTCCAGCACTTGATGGTCTGCCTTCATTAAATTCTTGTTCAAGCTCTGACATAACTGTTGTTCTAACAGTATCTTCTGATTGTCCTAACTTACTCTCTAAGTTTGAATAAGCACTTGCTAAATCTTCTGGTGTATTAAACTTTTCAGCTAACCATTCTGGTCTTGGATTATCTAATGGTGCTGGTTCTGTTTGAACATCAGGCACTACATCAGCTACAGTTTGTACTTGTTCTGCTACTTCATTCATTTGTTTTTCACTCCGTGACTATGATTAATTCTTCTTACTATTAATCCAACTAAGTATCTCTGACCTTCTAAATGTCTTAGTTCATTGTCGGATATATTTGCACCAGAGACAGCATCTATTGTTATGCTTCTAAGATATTGTAGAATTTGCTGACCACTTGGTGTACTAAACAATGATGCCATTTCGTGAGAAATTTTAACATCATCTTCTTGTTTTCTTTGAAAACCATCTATGGCTGTATAAGGTGTTTGTTTTGTCATTGTTGAACTGGTTGCTCCATTCCTTGTTGTTGTTGCATTTGCATCATCTGTTGTGCCATCTGTTGTATCATAGCTCTTTGTTCTGGACTTCTAATTAAGTTATCTGGAACGCCAAACTTTCTTGCTAGATATAAAGATACTTCTTGAGAATCAATTAACATATTCAACATCTGTGGACCAAATCTGCCACCGACTAATTCAAGAAATCTATCTACAGACACAACATCTGATTGTGCTTGTGCTTGTGCTAAAGGTGATACAGACCTTACCTTTACTTCTCTGCCATTAATAATTGGTATATTAATACGTCCTTGTTTCTTTAAAATATACACAACTCTTTGTAGAACTGGTTGTACCATCTCAGCTTGTAGCCTACCAAAAGCTGAACCAATCCTTCTTGATAGGTCAGCCATTCTTTCTGCAACTTCTGTAGCTGAAGCTGGTGTACGATTAGGGTCGCCTAACATATCATTATATAAAGCTCTCTTGATATTGTTTCTCATATCGCCAAGAACTAAATCAGCTACATCAAATCTACCAGCACTATTAATTGGCTGTAGTCCAGCACTTCCAGCAGACTTAGGAATGACAGTGCCGGGCAAAAGAGAAATAGAATCTGGGTTTATAATCCCATCATCTTCCATTTGATATATACCAGAGATTGCCATTTGTGCATTTTCTAATATCAACTCAACTGTTAAGTTAGTAGTTTTAATTGCAGAGAGGGCATTGATTAGAGGACCTCTTCCATATATTTCACCACTAGCTTTAGACCAGCGATAAGCTATAATAGGACACGAACCAATACCTTCATATCGTTCTTCAAGTATCTTTTCTTTTGTCATCATATCTATGACACAGTAGAAATGAGCCATTACATTTTTCTTTGAGTAATCTCTATATACTACTTCCAGAATTTTTCTTTTATCATCTGGATTTTTTCTTGTTGCTTCCTCGAGTTTAGCAGAAATTTCTGCTCTCGGATACGCAATCTTAATTTCTCCAGCACGAATATAACGCTCTCTATAAATGTGGTCAATACTATCATCAGCTCCAACATCAAGTGTAACGTGAGGTAATGGAATAGCAGAAAAACGTATCGGACTAATTGCGTCACCTTCTTCACAAAGTAATACTCCTGTTCCAACAGCAAGGTCTAAAAATGATTCGTGTACTTCTTGTGCAAAGTTTGAGTTCTGTAACACTTCAAAGACATACTCTGTTACGTCTTCCAAGTCTGAGTTTACATTTTCTCTGCTTTCTTTTGGCACTTCAGAACCAGCCATAAAGTCAGCCCATCTTGCAAAGTTTGGAACCATTCCAGCTTGCAGTCTTGAAGCAAACTCTTGTACACCAACGACTGCTGTTTCATCAAATATCTTATCGTCCCTTCTTTGACCAGCAGATTCTTGATAAAAGCTTTCTCTTTGTGGCAAAGCATACTCATAACATTCTTCAAACAAGTCTACCCAGTTCTGTCTTACTGTTCTTGCTCTTTCATACTTTGAAAGTATTGTCTTAACTTTGTCATCAGTCGCTACATTTAAGGACTCTGTTGTGCTGTAAGTAATCATTTGTAAAACCCTATCCCTCCAGATTCACCAGAGATTAGTGAGCGTCTACCAACTTTACCACCCTGTACTTTAGATTGAAACATCTCAGCTTTCATCTTTTCTGCTTCTGTTTTTGCTTTAGCTTCTGCTTGAGCCTTTTCAACTTCTGGGTCTACCTTTGGCTCTGGCATAACCATTTGAGGTCTTCTAAAAAAACACATTGTTATCTCCTATAGTCTTGCCCACATACCTTGTCGTCTAGGTTTTGGTTTTCTTTTAAATACATCATAATCTTTTTTAGCATTAAAAACTTGCATTGGCTTCTGATTATTTATTAATTGTCTACCTTCACCAGCACCCAACATAAGATATTGTAAAGCATCATGTATATGTGAATACATATTTTTATCTGGTTTGTCACTATATCTTTCACCAGATACTTGTACTCTTCTATATTGATACCCACCTTCAAAGCCTTTAATAATAGTTCTGCATCTAAAATCTATTAACATTCCAGACTTACCTTCTACCATATTTGTTAAGGCTTTGTTGACTGCTTCTGTTCTGAGCGTGACGTCGTTGGACGACGCTGGGAGTGCTTTGAGTCCACAACCTCTAAGGATTTGGAATGGCGTTGACTCGTCCGTCTGCGCCCTGAAGTCACCAGATGGGTCGCCATAGATAAGGGCATCTTGGGAAGCATACTTT